ATGAAATGGGACAAATCAGGGACAGCAAATCACCTTATCAAACTTCCTGAAAATATGGCATTCTCCAATGAAGGAAATGAAAATAATCAATTAAACCTTCCTTATGAACTGGCTAAAGTTTACGAAAGCAAAGGCGAAAAATACATTGCCTTTTATGTTTTTGATGAAAATTTAGGGCATACAGTTAGACGTAAAAGAGCTTATGAAAATGCTCAAGAAGCTAAAAAGAAAATAAAAAACATTAATGAGCATCTTATAGCTGGATTTAGGATAAAAAAGAAAGAAGTACAAAAAGCTGATAAAGCCTTAGATGTATTTAGAGAAGTAATGGAAATACGAAGTAAACAATTATCAAAAGCTACATCTAAAAAAGACAACACAGGTTTAAAACAGTTTACTGAATTTCTTGAAAAAAACGACCTACAAGAAATAAAAATAAAAGATGTTGCAAGACATCATATTGTAAAATTTCTTGATTTTAAAAAACAAAGTGGTGTAGAAAATACAACCAGAAACAATGACCTAAACTGGATAAAATCTGTTTTTAGTTATATTGTTGAGCGTGGATACATGGAAATAAACCCAGCAAAAGGGATTTCAAAACTCAGACAACAGCAAAGTAAAAGCGTGGTTTTTAGTGATGAGGACTATGAAAAAATAAAGGAAATTTTAAAAAATGAGTATCCCCTACTCTATAAATTCTCAATGATTATCTATCAATGCTTCATACGCCCCAAAGAACTAAGGCTTATGAAAGTAGAACACATCAATTTAAAAAGAAATACGATACTCGTTATTTCAGATAACTCAAAAAATAGTAAAAACAGATACCCCATTATTCCAAGTAAACTAAAACCACTTCTTGAGGAACTTATTAAAGGAAAAAAACCTACAGATTATGTATTTGAAAAATCAGAAGGCAAGCCTTATTCTTCTAACTTTTTTACACATTGGTTTAAAGAAAGTGTGATAAGAAAATATGGTTTTGACGAAAACTATTATTTATACTGTTGGAAGCATACTGGTGTTACTCATTATGTTCTAAGAAACTATAACATAAGATTTATTCAAACACAATGTGGTCATTCAAGCTTAGAGCAAACAGCACGCTACTTAAAAGGTTTAGGAGTTGAACAACAAGACATCAATTTAGATAATAGCCCAGACATATAAGAAACGAGTTTACAAATGTAAACTCGTTGTATTTTTTACCTGTTTACATTTGTAAACAGCACTGATTTTTAGCTTTATACAAGATCATGAAATTGTATTATTATTTCTGATAGTATTTATTTCCTCTTGAGCCTCTTCAATATCATCATATAAAATATAAGCTTTTAATCTCATTTTCATAGTCTGAAAATCGCCTCTGAGCAACCTGATTTCATTGACTACCTCCGTAAAATCAACCATTGCACCAGCACCAGGTGTGAGAGGTATATCATTACCCTGAGCATCAATTATACCACCTTCAGCAAACCTCTTATAGACTGGAGCTCCAGCTCTATGAAGGGAACTATCTAGTAAGGCATCAACAATGCTTTTATTATTGGCATAGGTAGCTTTTGAAAGTATCATGATAGGCTCACCACCTTCCATCTCCCCAAGGTGCATGCCTGTACTGTTATCTATTAAACTAATACCTCCCTGAGCATGAGAGCTTCCTTGAGGCACCATTGCACCTTTTGCATACTCATAGTGTGTTCCACTCCAAGACATAGGTAATAAACCCATCTGCCTTGCAGTTTTCAAAAACCCTCCTTTGGCATATTGAGTAGATGCTACTTTTGCAATAGCTATTCCTGACCTAATAAGAGCAAAGGCTGATTGGGTTTTACTTATAGGTATACCTGCAAGTCCTAAATAAGCATTTCCTGCATATATACCCTGTATTTCTCTTTGCGTATCAATGATAATTTCAGCAATCCTTAATGCTTTAATAGCTAAAGCATATTTTTTTCTGGTTTTTTCATCAAAAGAAAGAATATCTATTAATAAACTTACACCTTCTTTGCGTAATTCATGCTTAGATTTTTGTACATCTTTTTCTAGTTTCTTTTCCTTTTCAGCTTTATCAACTTCTATTTGTATAAGTTGATTTTTGACCTTTTCAGCCTCTGCTGTTTTGCCCTTTCCATTCGCAATGAGTAAGTCTAACCTATCTTTTAGATGTTTTTGAGTTAATTTTGTTAATCTTTCCTCATGCTCATTTTCAAACTGCATGATTTTAAGATAGTTTTCCTCTTTGATAGCTTGTTGAAATTCCTCATCGAATAAATTTTTCTCAAGCCACATTCGTTGTTCTTCTTCTGTTTTGATGGCATAATCTTCTTCTAAAGCCTCCATGTCTTTACCAAACTTCTCTTTCTTCTTCTTAGCTTCATCTTCATCTTGTTTTTTCTTGTCTTCATCATCCTTTTTACGTTGTTTTTCATTTAATTCAGCATGTTTTTTTAGCCAAGCCTCATTAAGTAATGTTTCCTGTTCATCTCTTTGCTGGGCATTTCCAACGATTTTTTCTTTTTCCTTCTCAAACCAAGCATCCAATTTTGCAAGTTCTTTCCAATATCCCTCATCCATAGCCTCCAAACGCATATTTTCTATATTCTCTTGAGCCTTTTTAACGTCTTCAGCCTGTTTTTTCATAGCTTTTTCACGTTCCTTACTGGTTTTATCATCCTCTGTAGATGAATAATTCCCTTTGTACTCTGGCTCTTGGATACTACCTTTTAACCTTTCTTGCATCATTTTCTCCAATGCTTCTTTTTCTCTTTGTTGTTTCTCTCTTGCCTCTTTAAACCCCTCCCCTGCATCACCAATACTGATTTTATCAGCCAGATTTTTAAAACCTGCATTTGTGTTGTATAGTATTTCATTTTGGGCAAGTTTATCCATCTCCATAGACACACCAGCAATTTCCTCAGCATACCTCTTGATAACAGCTTGGTCTGTCATGATTTTAATTTTCCTCTCTAATGCCTGATTAGCTAAATTAGCTTTTTGAGAAATAGTTTCTAAAGAATCACTTTCTTGAATTAATGAAGGTAAATACTCTTTATATTGAGAATTGATTTGATTAATAAGGGTTTTACGAGTTGCATCACCTTCATTCAATGTTTTGAGGTAGGCTATTTTTGCCTCAAAATCTGCCTTCTGCTCTCTCACTGATTTAGCTGCATTTTTCTCAGCTTCATTTATATCATTCTGTAATTTTTGAGATTTAGAAAGTTCCTCATTTTTCTTTGCAGTAGCATCTGTAGCCTCCTCTGTTGCTTCTTTGGAATCACTTGTAAGCCCTAACCATGTTGCTAAAGCTGTTGCCCCAACCGTCAATAAACTTATTATAATACCCAATGGGCTTGCCTTTAAAGCAAGATTAAAAGCTATCATAGCAATTCTTGCTGATATGGTAGCACCTGTGAAGAAACCTTTTACGACTGTAACACCAGCTACAGCAAGAGCATAAGCCTTCTTTGCAAATGTTACTACTGCTGTAGTTGCTGATGTAGCAATCATCGCTATTCTTGCCATGTTTACAATGGATAAATATGTCAAGTAAGCAGAACCAAGTGTAAGGATTGTAGATTTATTACTAGATAGAAAACTACCAACAGTTTTTAAGGTATCTATAAAGCCTAAAAAACCTTTTACCAAATACCCTCCAACGGTTGCAGCAGTAGCCTCAAATTCGTTTTTAAGAGTCTTTAATTTTGCCTTTGTAGTATCTGAGTTAATTGCCTGTTGCTCATAGGCTGTATTTGTACCTGTAACAGCTTTGGTATAGTTCTCAAATTTTTCTACGTTATTTAAGATAATTTCACCAGCTATTTTATTTTCAGCTCCAAAAACCTTTGCAATAGCTACAGCATCTTTGCCAATCTTAGAAAACTCCCTCAAACGCTCATTAAACGGAACTTGTTTATCCATCACAAGTTTGGTATTTACTCCGAACTTCTCAAGCTGTTCAATAGCCTCTTTGGGCAATGCCTGAGCTGTACTCATTTTATTCAAGACATTTCTAAGGGCTGTACCTGCTTCGCTTCCTTTGATTGAAAATTCTCCCATTGTCTCAATTAATGCTACTGACTCCTCAAAGCTTACATTAAATGAGGAGGCAGCAACACCAAAAGCCTTGAGAGATTCTGTAACCTGTGGTACTTCCACAGCTCCAGCCTTTGAACCTGCTGCAAGACTATTGATAATACGAGCTGATTCAGAAGCAGGCAACTGAAACATATTCAAAGCTGCTGCCATTGCTGAGGCTGATTCAGGTAGTTTAATTCCTGATGCTTCAGCGAGTACAATAGCCTCTTTGGTTACAGATGCCAAAGCCTCTTTGTTTTCAAGTAGGGAAGGTACAGCAGAACCCATGAGCTTAAAAGCTTCTACAACCTCTATAGATGAGCTTTGTGTAGTCGAACCCATAATTTCAGCCTGTTCAGCAAAAAACTGTAAATCATCACCCGTTTTACCTGTAATACTTGAAAGCTCTGCCAAACTTGCCTCAAACTCAATAAAGTTTTCAACAGCTTTCTTCCCAAAATCTACAAGAGCATTGGCAGCAGCTTCAATACTGAGGTTCAAACCTGCAAAGGCAGCCGCTCTACCTAAAAAACTCCTGAAGGAGTTATCAACCTGCCCAACTGCCCCAGTGATTTCCCTAAGATTTTGTTTAGCTCCCTCCAGCTCCTCCATCTTCTTTTTAAACTCCTCCGTACCAGGTACGAGGTTCTGAAGCTCTCTATAAAGTTGTTTGGTGTTTGCCTGTAGCTGTTTTAGTGTTTCTCCAGCTTTCTCACCATTGATAACTACATCTACTGATGCTGTGTCTCTACGTACTGCCATAAAAGTAAAATTTCCCTCAAATTCGCATTGGAGAGAAATTTTAAATAGGACAAAAACGGCATGAAAAAAGCCTCCAAATTTGGAGGCTTTTAGATTATTGAGCATTCTTCTTGACAATCATACTAAGAGCAAAACCTACTTTCTTCAGTTGCTCTTTTTTTGATGGTTTTCTTTTACTCCTCATGGTCTTCCTTATTTACAGCCATACCATCAAACAAGTCTATCAAGTCCGTAAGCGTATCTTCATGTATCGTATCTACATGATAATTTCTCTTACGCAGGTTCTCTCTGATTGCCTTGAGGCTTTCAGCCACATCTGAAGGGCTTTTACTTGTCATCAAGTAACCTTCTAACTTATCAAAGTTCCAGATACCTTTCATAGCCCTATACATTTGGAGACATTTCTTCCCAAACCTCTTGTAAACCTGCTCCCAAAGCACATAGACTTTGGAGAAATGTGATTTGCTTCTCGTCTAAGAACTCATAAATTTTAGGATCAAGAAAAGCACTTACAATCTCAAGTATTTGACTGCTTATTGCATGCCTGCCTCCATTGATACCAATAAAATCACTAAAGACAGGGAGGTCAGCCAAACAAACTTCATGGGCTTTCATCCCAAACATGACATCATAGAATTGTCCTGCGTGATACAATTCTCTCATACGCTCAACCATTTCGGGAGCTTTTGGCATTGTTTTTGCCAATTTTTCTTCGTTACTTTGCATAGTTCTGCAAGTTAAGATGTGGAACAATACGAAGGTGTCTAGTTTTCGAGGCTGGGACACCTTCTTTTTTTATTATATACTTATTACTTAATAAGTCATTAGGTAAAAAAAATAGCTTTATAAGCTATCAAAATAATTTTTAAGTAATTTTTGATAAGCAGGGCTAATTTTATGCTTTTCATTCTCCCATTCAGAAATTTTAGTATTGGCTACACCAATTGCTTTTGCTATTTCTTCTTGAGTTTTTAGTTTAGCAGTTCTTAATATTTTTAGCTCTTTACCTGTCATAATTCAAAGTTATTAAGTAATAACTTATTATCCAAGAAAAAAGAGGAAAATATTTTTCCTCTTACTTATACTTTTGCTTATTAAAATGGCTTCTACCATTAAACATGATATTTAAAAACTCTAAAAGAAACTTACCAAGTCCTTTTAAGATAATGAGTCCTATTTTTTTTCATTTAGTAGCAGATTTTATTCGTATATCCAGCCATTCAGGTTTTTCTACTATCATATCCTTAAAACCTTTGTCTGTCGCAATTTGTATAGAGATTATTTTTAGCTTTTTTAGTTTATCAAAGTCTGTAATTAAAGTAGATAAATAACCATTACAATTGCTTTCTGCTTTATTGGTAGCTATCAAACTTTGACCTCCTTCAAAGTTAATTCTCATCTTAGAATTTTTTTGAGTACAAACCTTTTGAGCATCAAAAGACATTTCAAATAAAATACCACCATCTTTTTTATAAGGATTTACAGCAATCTTTTGAGGGTCTTTAGGAGCATTTGGTATTTCTACTACATCAGGTTTTTCAACTTTAATCATTGTTTCAAGAGGAATATCCTCATCTTCTTTGGGCTGAGGAATTGACTTTTCCTCTTTTTTTACTTCTGCTTGATTTTTAGGCTTTTCAAATCCTTTTGTACTTTCTGGTTCGTAGAAATCATCTCTTGTGTACATGGCTGTTTTAAATCTATCAATAAGGTCATTAATAGATTTTGCTACACCATTTCTTTGCCTGATAGTTTGCTCATGGTAAGTTCCATCTTTCTTTTTAGCAAAAACAGCATCTTCCATTGGAAAATCTCCCGAAATACTGCTGTATTGATTAGGAACAGCAGCACCCCTGATGTTTGTAAGTTCATATTTATATGCACCATCTTTAAAGTTCAATACAAGAAAGAATCCCATTGGATAGTCAAGCATGCCATTCATAGGAACTTTCATAGAATAGTTGGTAACTCCAGCAATAACCATCCGTTCTTTGGTATTTATCTGAATTACTTCTTTGGGGTTTTTAAAATTCTTTATAACGAAATTATTAGCCCTTCTTTGGAGTATTTCTTGAGTCACTACTGGAGGCATCTCTATTATTTCTGAATAGTAAAGATTACCATTTGCATCAGTTTTAAAAAGTGGGTCATTCTGTTGCCCATAAGCAACACTAAAAAATAGAATGAGTGTTGTAATTAGTGATAAACGTTTCATAAAGATAAGCTATATTTTTTCTTCATGTTCTTCCAATGCATTCTCTATGCCTATTTGAATAATAGTTTTTATATCATCTGTTGCATTCTTTATAGAAATTTTTGTATAAAATTTCTCTGCTCCAAGTTCTATATACAACCTACCAAAAATTTGTTTCGCACAGAAGGTTGCCATTGACTTAATACCATCCATATCAATAATAACCTCATTATCAGTACTAATAGACTCATTATCAGTACTAATAGACTCATTTATCAAATTGTAAATATCTCTTCCTATGGTTTCAGTACTAATAATTACACCAAAGGTTTTAAGTTCTAAGTGCTTCATTGCCATTTAATTTTAATAGATTTATTATTAGAAAGTTGAGTAATATCTGATAATTTTATTGGGATTCCTATAGGAATATAAACATAAATAATAGTGCCTTTCCAAAAACCGCATTTTCCTTTATCTACTGATCCTTTAAAGTGTCTTTGATAATAAAATCCTTCAGAATATAAATGAAGTTTACCATTTAATCTTTTTACAATTTCATCTAATATCCATAAACCGTGCCCCATATGATTTGAACCTTTTTTTGATGTGATGCCTTTTTTTAAAGAGGATGTAAATATTTTTAAGAGATCCGCTTCAATTGTGCTATTTCGCAATGTTGAGACAATACCAGCACCATTATCTACACAAGCTATTTCCACGTAACTCTTATTGCCATAAGCCATAATGATAGAATTACTTTCATCGATAGCATGTTGCCAAAAATTAGAAAATATCTCACTAAAACAACAAAGGATAATTGATAAAAAATCTTTATCAAAAGAATAATAATTTTCTATTTTGGGAATAATCTCCTTATTAAGTTTATCAGAAGTATATTTATCATTATCTAACAATGGTTGGGGAGCTATAATGAATTCATTAGTAATTGATGGTTTTAATTTAGAAAAAATTTCTGTAGCTTGTTGTTTTGCGGAAAGTGTTGCTGGAATTAAATCATCAAAGGCATATTTTTTTAAAGAGTTTAATAATGAAGGACTAAGCCACATATTAGGTCTGAAAAAACATTTGTTTTTAACAGCAAAGTCAATAATTTTATAAGTTATAAGTACTCCAAACATTGAACATTGGTTAACAGCAGAGAAATCAAACAAAAAATTCTGTTCTCTCTTCTCTTTTAAATTAAAAATAATAGAGCAATCATCAATAAAATCTTTAATACTGTTGATTGTAAAATTCTTATCAACAACAATGATTCTATCAAAACCTTGATATTTTTGATTGGTAATATTACCTGTTAAATGTGTCATAGTATTTATCTCTAAAATCACGTTCTTTATTTACATCCTTATTCCTTGCATAATCTGCAGCTACATTTATAAAATAATCCAAGCAATCATTAGTGATTTTGAATAGAGCTTTTGATAAATAAAGTCTGTTAGCTAGAGCATACTTTCGAATTTTTTTAACAGCATCATCAATTGCTTTAGGGTCATCAATAGATGAAAGTGCATCAAGGTTTCTATAAATGTCTTCGCCCACATTTATTCTTTTTTCATCTAAAATTAATTGCCTTTTATTAGACTTATCTTTTATAGATAGTTGGTACATCCCAAAAAGTCTAAAGCCTTCTAAAAAGATGTTCAAACCTATAACAATCATCAATGCAATATACAAGCTTTGATGATTTTTTGAAAGAGTTTCAATTAACTCTTTAAGAACAGAGATATCTGTTATATTTTGGAGAATTATTTGATTCATACTCTAAAGAATTATTTTATTTGTTGATAAAGGTTTGAAATTTTGATTTGTACTTCATCTACATTGCTTATACCAACATTAATAAAGCCTTTGTCTGTGCCAGTCTGTATAGTTTGTATTTTGTAAGAAGCCATTTTTTCTAAAAGTGTTTTGTCTTCTATAGTACAAGATAACTTTCCATTACAGTTTGTTTCTGCTGTATTTGAAACTGTAAAATTATCTCCCTGCTCTAACCATATTTTGAATTTCTGATTCTTCTGTACACACTTTTTATCCCCATCAAAAACAATCTCAATAACAATGCTTTTCTTATTTAATGAGACATTTACATTTGATTTAGCATCGATTCTATGAACAATAGCTGGAGTAATATTCTTTTTTTCAGTAGGCTTCGTATCTAATTTAGTTGTAGTTTGAGGCTTGTCTATTGTTATCCCACTACTTTTAGTTGTATTGGCAGGTGTGTATGTTGAATCTATCTTATCAGGCTTCTCATCTGTAGCTTTCTGATTAGAATAAGAACTGCCTGTGCTATAACTCTTACTACTGTGGCTTTTTGAAGTTGAGGAACTGGAACTTGAGCCAGAATAAGATCTTGTGTGTGGTCTCACATAAGTACCATTCTTTCTATAATAACCTTTTACACTCACACTTTTTTTCTGTGCAAGGCTGACCATGGGTGTTATTAATAATACTAAAATAATTAAAATGAAATTTTTCATAAATAATACAGTTTATAGGGTGAAACAATCTTTGTTTTATTCCTTATCCTTATCAGTCTTCTTCTCTGTTTTCTCCTCTTTTGATTCAGAGCTTTTTTTGGAGTCCCCCTTGATTTTATTCCATAGTTCAATAATATGCTCAGGAGACTTCATTAAAAAGTCCTTGAGTTCTTTTGAGCTTATAAATTCATGTAAAGGACTATTATGAGATTGTGATTCTGTAAATCTAAGAGGGGCTTCATCAAACCTTTTGAGCGTTGATTCAAAAAGTTGCTGCTTTAATTCGGAATAATATTCAGAATCTATTCTCTCTGCTTCTTTTCGATATCCTTCATAAGCTTTAGCTACAGAGGCTTTGAATGCATAATCTTCTGACAACTTAAAAGTTTGATTAATTTGTCTAGTAGCTACCCAAGCCAGCCAGATAGGAGCACCAAAACTCAGGATAGACAAGAAAGCCTGTAGCCAAATATATCCAATATCTTTACTATTTTCTATAGCAGTATTTAGGTTGTTGAATCGAATATAACCAAGTATCCCACCAACAATCAATCCTACACCTAAGATAACAACCCACCACCACATAGATTCATTTAATTTTCTTGCACGTAAGTCAAAAGCTCCTGCAAGACCTGTTGTAGTTGCTATTTTGTAAGCTTCATGGCTTTTGTTTATAAGATTATCTAATTCTTTATTCTTTTTTTCAAAATTATTATAAGCAGGTAGGAATGATTGATAGGCATCTGTGATTTCTTTTGTTACTTCTGGCAAATCTTTAAGGAATTTATCAGTTTCATCTTTTTGTTTTTTTATATAATCTATATCTTTTTTCAGGTTTTCGATAGAACCTGTATATTGTGTTAATGTTTCTGACTTATGTTGTATTTCTTCAAATATAATATTGAGAGATTCTAAGTAATCTGAAGGAGCAAGTTTCTCAATATCTTCTATATTTTTTTCTAATTTTTGTTTTCTCTCAATAAGCCCTTCTATCTCTATATTTGGGTTATTGAATAATGGAGCTATTGTATTTTCAATCCAATCTATCAAAGCAAAATAAGCAGGGAAAGCATGATGTGTGTATTTTGAATCTTGCAAATACTTCAAATTATTTTCAAGATAATTTTCTACTCTGACATAAATCAATGTTAGTTTTTGATTCATATCATCGTCAAAAACTATATCAGAATTGACACTACGTAACTTATTAGCAATATTCTTTGCCATTAGCCCCATATCTTGATATGTAAGAGGAGGATTTTTAAATCGACCATCGTCATCTAAGCTGTTAAGAAAACCATAATTATTAATTGAGCTTATTCTTTTACCTAACGTCTCAAGTGAATCAACAACATTTTGTAATGTTACAAACATAGATTTATTCAGTTTTTCCTCCCCAATCTAAAAAATAAAAAACTCCCACGCATCAGGGAATCCCTGATTTTTGGGGTGTGTAAGAAAAAGATAAAGATAGTTTTGAAAAAGTTGATTAGTGAAAAAATGAAGGCTTTTTACAAGCAAAAAACACCTAAAAATTGTGTAATATTTTAGGTGTTTTTTAATATTTTGAGAAAAATAATAGTAAAGCTATTATTTTAAATTTAAAAGTAGAATTGTAAAAACAGCAAAAAAAGTTGAGTGTAATAATAAATTACATTTTGTCTTTGGAAGAATTTTAAATTATATTTATTTTGATAACATTAATCTTTGAATATTATGGATATAATGCAAGTATTATCGTATGGAGTAATAGGACTAGGTTTTTTCTTAGCCTTTTTTTCATATAAATTATTGTTAGAGGAGCAAAAAAGAAATGAGCCAAGAAGGTCTATTATAAGATCTATTTATCTTTTTATGGTATTTTCTATTGTTTTACTGGTGTTAGGAGTAACAAATGAACTATGGAAAAATAAATTCTTTACACCCTCCACAACATCCTCACAAGAATCTAAATACTATTTAGGAACTTGGAATGGAAAAGGATTAGATATTATCAATGGTGATAAAAAAGACACAAATCAAGAAAAGTATAGTTATATAATAACTCTAGAAATAAAAGAAAGAAATGATAGTATTATTGTTAATGGAACATATAATGCAAAACCTGAAAATAAATATACTTCTGATATTCCTACAAGAGTTATAACAGGATATGCCATAAAGAAAGATGATTTTTTAAGAATTATTTATACAACAAAAGCTGATCCACAACCAACAGGTAGAGGTATGGGAGTTTTTTGTTTGGTATTTTCAACAACAGGTAAGAGTGCTGAAGGATATTATATTTCTCGTAGCTTAAAAGATGGAAAATTTGTTGTAGGTTCTTTAGAGTTCAACCATTAACAGACTCTAGACCTTCAACAATCGCCAAGTTCGCATACTCCGCATGCCCCTGAGCAATCTGCTGAAACAGGTAGTTAATCTGTCTGTAAAAGTTCTTAGAAAACTACCTTTTACACTTGTGTTTCCTAAAAATAACAAAAGTTGGATATAAAAAATCATATCCAACTTTGGCACAAAATATTCGATAAAATCATTTTTTAATCATGGAATACAAATGTTAAATATTGTTTACCTATTCCAGCAAGGGTTTTTCTGTCAAGTTGTGATAAAAAATCTGCATTTCTAACTGTGACATGTACTTCTTTTTCAACAGCCATTGTTACAAGTGCTTTTAAGTCTGTGGTTCCTATTCTTGCACCATTGAGATTAACATTAGCTTTTAAATCAATTAATGTTTTAATTTCAGAAGCTGATGGTGTAGCCATAATATTAAGGTTTGTTTTATTGAATAAAATAGGTTTAAAAATTATTTTATAAAGTCCTTTTATTAATCTGGCTGCAAAAATAAAAAAAAGTTGGAAATTCAAAATAATATCCAACTTTAAGGTTATTTATGACTTCAATCTTTAGGGAATAATAGCAGAAAACTAATCTGTTATGTCAATACCTAGATAACCAGTTGAGTTTGTAGTTATGCTTTTTATATTAGAATACGAATAAAAGTTAGAATAACGAGTACCATCATTAGCAGTAATTAAAATTTTCACACCAGAATCTGTCAGGACTACTTCAAAAGCTTTTTTTCCTTCTCTTTCAAACTTATCAAAAGATCGTCTCCATGATCTGTCATTAAGTGTCTCTAATGTGCCATCTATAAAGACTTCTTTTATATCTTTTAAGGTTATACCTACATCTACAAGGGTTTGCATAACATCAGCTTTTTTAACTTGAGCATTGGCAGAAAGAGAACAAACTCCTAAGAATAAAACAATCAATAAAAGGTTTAATTTTGACTTCATCATAATAATGATTTTTATGAAAGATTTGCCACAAGGCTTGGCAATTGCCCCGTTTTTTGTGTGGTCTCTGGTCTCCACAAACTATATTCAAAAATATCAAAATCTTATCAAATATAAAAAATTAAAGTCTATGAATACCTGATACAATTATTTATTTAAGATTTTCGGTAATGGCAAGGTTCGCATACTCCGCATGTCCCTGGGCAATCTGCTGGAGCAGGTAGTTAATCTGTCCGTAAAAGTTCTTAGAAAACCATCTCTTACGTTTGTGTTTCCTATTGCTCTTCATTTTCGTTCTTGCAATCGCCCACGCAAACTGAGTCTTAGCCCTCTCAGCACTCCACTTAGAATTCTTAGGTGTAAAACCTATGTTTTCTCTAATAATCCAATCTTTTAACTCTGTCGCAAGTAGCCACAAACCTTTCTGCACAGGGTTCAAACCCTTCATGTCAATCATCTTCCCATAAGCAGGTAATTGGAAAGTAATACCTATCTGGCTTTCTGTAGCATTCGCAAGAAAGTAAGTGAAGTTCTGAAGCAGTTCCCCTTCAGCTCTCACGCCTACCTTCTTAGCTTTCTGAGAAAGCAAATCAATCGTTTGTTTTGCCCAGTCCTGAGCAACCTGCTTGAGCCATTCTCGAATATTTTCAGGTATAATGGGTTTCATCGTATCTTCTGTAGTTTAACTTTTGCAAGCTTGGAAAATGGATTGTCAGTATTGCTTACCTGTAGCTGTATTTTCTCCTGAAAGTAGGCAATGCCATCAGCAAAAATGGGCTGAGTAATCCAAAAATCATTGTTCAAATCAATAATATCATAGAGTATTTCAGCATCACAAGCTCTTTTGTTGCTGTTGAAATAGTCCCAAGTATTCCAGAAACGCTCATACAAACCTATTCCATAATACGCACCAGGTATGCTTCTGTTAGACGAAAAATCAAAACAGAATCCATCAAAAGGATCTTTATTCAAATACGTTAATTCATTTGGCAAAGACTCATTGATATAACGGTGTGTTCTTACACTCAAATAGCTGTATTTCTTATAATCCTCTACAAAAGTAGAAGGCGTAAGCAAGCCCAAAGCTGGAACAGTATCATAATTTGTACCATCATAGTCATAACGGATAGAAACAGGTAACATGTTAGATTCTAAAATATCACTACCCTCTAAGATACCATAATTTTGAAAATTAAAGTATCCATCCGGATACACAATAGCTGGGGAAACATTGTCTACCTGAGCCTTTACTACATTCTGGGCAAACTTGAAATAATAATGGATAGGCTTTTCATTGTCAATCGTGGTTATTCTTTTGATTTTCCTACTAAAATCCTTCTTGGGCTTTGTCAAGGCATCTTTTCTAAACTCAATACTTACTGAGTCATTCTTGAAAATATAAGCCACATTAAAGAAAAACATGAGGTTTTCAAGGAAATTAAAAATAGTCCCCTCCAAACCCTCATCAAAAAACCACACGATAAAATCTCTTGAAATGGTTTCCCCATCCTGAGGACTTGAGACGCTGTAGGAGTCAAAATCTATAATCCAATCCATGAAAGTACCCTCGACTCTACTAATACCTAATTCCTCAAATAGAAATAAAATTAAAGTTCTTAAAGAGTGTATTTTAAAACCAAACTGCAAAGAAGGCGAAAGGAATTGATTGAGCTTGACATTCTTAATATCAAACTTGAGTGTAGAAAGCACGGAGTTAAAGTTTACCTTAAATCCACTCTTATCAGAACTGATCAGATTCAAAGAACCTCTTACAACCATAGAATTGCCTACAATCAGATAGAAATAAGACTCAGCTACATAGTTTTCTTTACTTTGAATAGTATTAAAGAACTTAAAAAACCTGATATTTTTATCTGTAGCTGGCAGAGTAAAGGGAAAAGTATAATTGCCCACAAATGCAAAAGACAAAAGTGGATTTTCTATGTTGAATGTAATAGAAGTGTTGGGGGCTATGTCTATGTTTTGCCCTGTGCTTTCATGCAAAAGACCTATCATATCATGTTGGGGTGGTAAAATTCATTACTATCAGCAGCAAGTGAATAAGAGAAAGAAGCTGCTTTCAAATTCTTCTCGTCATTGGCATACTTGATTTTCTTAGAAGTCAAGACAACAGGATAAAGCTTATTTGAAATAACCAGGTATTTATTTTTTGACAACATAAATTCCCTCAAATAAGCCACATAGGAAGCAGGATAATAACCTGTATTGACTTCATGCTCATTGGATATTGAACTATCATAGACAAACATATCCGTTTTTAAGATGTTGTTTGCAAGATAATTTCCTGAATAATCCGAAGCCATCTCTTGCATTACATTTGCCTCGCTTTCTTGCTCTCCAAAACAGCGAAGCGTATCCCAACCACCTAAAGAGTTTTCAAAAATGAAAAACCTTTCTTGCCTTCTGAAGGAATGATCTACCTCAAAAATTTGCAAGCGTGTGGTTCTGGTACCATCTGTAAAAAATACATGATACTCCAAAACCTCTTTTTGCTCATCATAGGGTACATCTGTGAGCTTACAACGAATACAGGTAATGACATCACCGGATTTTGCAAAGGCATCTGTAAAAATATCACTTGTCCCATCAGTATAATACACCGTTGTATTTCTTGTAATAGTGCCTCCCCAAGTAGCTGTATAAAATGCTAAAAATTCAGGGTTTTCAGGGCTTACAGAAGACTTTCGGAGTGGCTGATGCGTAAGTAGTTTCTGATTGCCATTAAAGCCCATATACGCAAAGAAATTACTATCCTGAGCAAACACCTCTTTTGGCAGACCTCCCCTAAGAGCTGTAAAGGAATGAGTGTAATTGTTTGTAAAAGCTGGACCGACAATCGAAATATCTACAGTAAAGGTAATTGCACTCTCAGCTTGAGCATTGAATTCTAAGGCTACATTAGGAGCTGTAGAGCTTACAAAAGCCTTCACATACTTTGAAATATCAAATTCATAGCCACCATACCAGTTGGCTGTTACCTGAGCTAATACATTCACGCCTATTTTTAGGGATAAGGTTGCTTCACCTGTCGCATCATCAAGTTTATACACAATAGGATTACCTGTGTGAACGTATGTATTTGGTTGTGCTATAAGTCCCATTTATCTTGCTTGTAACAAATTAAATCATTAATTCTAATCGTAAACTGAACACGATACCCGTGTTCATTATCTACTCCAATCATGATACCTGACTCTAAGTCTGCATCTGAAGTATTGAATTCTAAGAAGGGTTCATCTTCTTCATTCAAATCGTGGCTATCTTTTCTCATCTTAGAAACCACCTGTAAACCTATTTCAGAACATAGTTTTAAGGCTGCATTCTCAGCTTCATAATCTCCCTTCTCAGCACTTGTGGAAATAGTAAAGGCAGAAGTACAACGGGTAAAAACGCCATCGCCTTCAGGTTGAAAATCTGGTATCTCAAGCCAGAGACAAGGATACACAATATCACTTTTTGTAAAGGCTTGTTTTTTCTCAAGTGTCCCAAAACAAAAGGAATTAATATCTTTATGCTTTGTTGCTATTTCTTCAAAATAAGCAACAAAGCTATTCCAATCAACTATTTGTTCCATACTTTGCCTCCAGTTCTTTGTTCTCAATATACTTCTTCTTAAAATACATAAAAGCTGTGTGTATGTAGGTGGTGGCTGATTTTTCTAAATCACCAAACAAACCAGCCTCACCCAAATCAATAATCGTATCAGCCCATCCGTTCCCTGATGATGAGCTACTGCCAGAGCTTTGAAACAGTTCAGAATAATCCTCTACAAGCTTTCTCTTACAACCCACAAAAAACAAGAAAACCACCTGCTTAAATATTGGAGATAGTTTTTTGATATGCTTGTCTGCTATCTCTTCCACTAGATTTGCATTAAACTTCTGCCTGTAGTCTCCATCCCAATCCAAAGGTTTAGCCTCTTTGGGTTTGAGCTTGGGTTTTCTATAAAAACAAGCAACCATCAAATCCAAAAATTTGATATCCTGAGTATCTATAAAAGCATGAAAATAACTGTCAGCTGTCGCATACTCTAAAACCGTTACATTTAAAAGCTCATCTGAAGGACCGTAAAGACCATGAAAAGCAGGAAACAAGTTCTTTGTAAGTTTGATTTCAGGCAAGAAATCTAACAGCTGTAAAATCTCATACCTAATCACAGCACTTAATTGTGAAAATATATTTGCTGGTATAATTGTCATGATGAGTCTGATTTGAGCCTCATCAATTTTCGTTGCTCCAAAGAAATCCCCAGCAATCAAATACACTTGTGAGGCTGTCAGCTCATCCCATGAAGCAGGTACACGATACTCTTTCTTTCCTATTTTTACTGAATTCATTTGATTAGTAGGATTAAAAATAAAGAGAATGAAACCCCTACAGCTACATTCTTTCTTTTTCGGATAAGTTTTACTTGCTTACTCAAAGCCTCATGACTTTCTTTCAGCTTATAGTTTGCTTGCTGTAGCCTTTGAGTCTCTTGAAAAAGTATTTCAATAGTCTGTTTTCTGATGGATAACAAAGAGTCCTTTAAGGCAATATCTTTCACCAGTACACGACCATACACCTTAGCCATTTTCAGGCTATCACAACAGTTCTGGGCTTTACTTGAAAAACTGCTTAGCAGCATCCACAGAATCAGAATTCCTATCAATTTCATTAGTTAGTAGGGTGTCTTTGGTTGTTAAATCCTTTACCTTTTCCTGAGTCTTTATAACACTTTTCAGGCTATCAGCTTCATGTTTATACTTCTCAGCCTCTTTCTTGGCTCTTTTGTACTCAGCTTTCTCATAAAAATAGAATGCTACAGATACAATCACCACCACCACTAATAGCCAAAAACGCTTCATAGCTAACAGCGTAGCTCCAAAAAATAAAAACAGGTATCTCATGGCTTGGGTATTTGGTCTTCCTTCTTTCCATAAAGAAAAAGTATTACAGGAACTGCAAATGCAGTAAAATAGGGATAAATACCCTCAACGGTAGCTTTGCCAACATGCACAAAATACAGCATGATAGCACATATCAAAAGGCTTAGTAAAATGCCTACAGATGTAGAGGCAAAATGCCCAAAGAAGTTTTTTAATTTGAATCTGCTCATTTCTTTAAATTCATGATATAGTTAATAAATGTGAATAGACTACCTATTGCAAGGCTTACACCTGAAGCTGTCCAAATAACTTTATCCCTAAATTTCTTGAGAGCATCTATATCAGATTCAGCAACACTAAGCCTTTTCATCACACCATTTTCATTATACTCATCGCCTAACATAGCTTTCTTGATTGAATGTATTTCAACTTGTATATTGTACAATATTGAACTGATGGATACTTTTTTTACAGGTTTAGGACTTTCGTTTTCCATTTTAGATTGAAATAATAGTGTTTGAATTATCGGCTGTGCCGTATGAAGTTGTACGATTTTCAGGTTCTTGGTATCTGATAGAAGCTTTATAAGTAGGAAAGTCATCTGAGTTCTCATCTAAATAGCTTTTCAGCTCTACCAAGAAACCTTGAGCATCCTGAAACGTTTTTTCCTTCAGGTCTTTTAAAATTTTATAATCATTTGATTTGACAGCTATTCCATCTGAATAAGTAGTAATGAGTAAACTACCACCTACAATTTTGAATTGAAGAGCTGGTATAGCTTCGTAAAAAGCAAAATGAGCTAAGGCATCTTTTGCCTTTTGAATAGCCTTCTTTTCTTTGGCTGTAGGAGTTGTTGCATCCTTGAACTCCTGCAATAGTTCTTCTGAGATACTGGGAGTAAGATGTTTTCTTTCAGCAATACCAAAAAAGGCATACATCTTCCAAAAGGCATAATGACTATTTGGAAAATAAATGTGGTCAGAAAGTTCATTGGCAGACTTGATTAAGAGGTTTGAGCGTTTTTGAACAAAGGCAGTGTTTTCCCAATCAGTATAATCAGTAGCATTGTCGTCTAAGAATTGGATAAGGCTATTGATACAATCATCTGCTGATTGAGTAAAAGATTCTTTCAAGCCTGATACTACCCACTGATTGGCAGGAGTGGAATTTTCAGGGTTTTGTTGCTGTACACCTGTATCAGAAATGGTAGCATACAACTCAGGCAAGCCACGTAAAACAGTAGCATAAGCCAAAGCTCTCTGAACGTATTCAAGGAGGGTTTTTAGTTCTGAAGAAAGACTTGTAAAATCTACAACATCTAAAGCATTATAGAGAGCCTGCCCAATGATGGGCTTGATGGAAAAGTTTTCAGCTAATGAAACGTAAGTTTTAAGAGTATCCCAAGAAGTGCTTTTTTGGATACTGCCTACATATTTCTTTACATCTTGAGTTGAACAGAGAAGCATTTTTGTACAGCTTTTTATGTAAAAATGCTTCTCACAAGTCGCTGTAATTAGGACAAAAACGGCTAAATTATTTTTGCACCCTCTTTGTTTGTATCCAATGTTTCAAGTTCAAAGTCCGTAAAACCAATTTTCACATCCTTATCAAAACCATTGATTCTCATAATTTTGTAGATAGGTTCAAGAATTTTTTCTCTTGCAGAAAACAAGCGTGTTTTTGTATAGATGTTAAAACCATTTCGCTTATCACTTCCTGAACTGAGCTTACCTTGTGTCTGTATGTTGGCAATGCTTGGATCAATACCAATGGCAGAAGTGAAAGCCTGATTGCTTTGCTCAAAATCTGGCAGGTAAGCATCATCATTCAATTTGTATTCTACTGGGTCAATGATGAGACCAGGTACAACCTTATCCATTTCTTTGACAAACTTTGAAAGAATCATCTTCCCAGCATTCTTTTCACCAGCCAAGAATTTTTCTAAGTTCCTCTTAAACTCTACTTCCTTTTCTTTTCTCTGCTCATCTGAGAACTGACCAGGAGGGAACAATTTTAGAAAATAATCATGAGGCACTTGGATATGAAAACGAATATTTGAACCATTCTCCATGTTTGCAATCTTGAACACAGGTATTTTGTTGGTCAGAATTAACCAGTTCCTTGCACCAATCCATTCAGGTACTCCGTAATGCTTTGAACCAGGAAAATAACTTTTTGCATGGTAAATGAATTTTGAAGGCTGTACTTCTTTTGCCTTATCATACAAAGGCACTTCCTCTACATCATTCTCTTTCACATTTGCCCAATCAGAATAAAGATAGGCTTTATTCTTTTTAGATTTGATAGTAGAAACCCTACAGTCTGAAAAATCCTTATGCTCAAATAAATACTTGCTTCCATCCTTACTCTTAACAAACTCAGTAAAGGTGTTTCCTGAAAAACTATAATCCATTGCACAACGAATAAGATATTCTCTCAAATTATTCTCTTCAAAATAATCTTGGATTTTTGAATCCTCTACAAGCTCCTCAATGACTTTCACCTTGTTTCCCTCTTGAATGGTTTTCTGTTTATACAAAAAATTAGAAGGCGAAGTAATCATGTCTTTCTTAAAACCAATCAAGCCCAGTGCAATGGTATTGTTACCTACAAGACCAATCAGCTCATCAGGCAGGTTGTTATCTGCTCCCCATGATGCCCACTTGTCATCTGAATTGCTATCCTCATTTACTTTAAAATCATCTGCAATATCCTTAGAACCTTTCGAGGAACTGTCAGAAGGGGTATTATTACCTCTTACCTCAAATTGTCCAAAACTGATAAGGTTGTATAGCTCTTCAGCATGAAGGTTTTTAGTGTTTGACTCTGTAGCCATTGTATTTGACAATTAATTGAATGTGAATAGAAATATGTCTTTCTTGGAAATGGTCGTAAATCAGAAGTAAACCCTTTTCTTTAATGCTGTAAAGGTCTTGAAGCTTGTTAGCATGTGTGCCTTTCGGAGCTTGCACCTTTGTTTTCTTCCAATTCTTAGAACATTTTGGAAGCTCTCTATACTCACCGTTGGAAGTATAGAAAGCAAGTGAAAAGAAAACAGGGCTTCCATCCACATCAACTGTCTGGTCTATCTCTGAAAGCATTACGTTCTTCCCAATTTCCATGATTTTTTATTTCAAAGCTCTATTTTTTTGTCAAAATGGCTTAGGACAAAACCAAGCATGTTTTTTTGCATAAAAAATTTATACAACTTGAAAAAAATGAGCTTTTTAAATCATAAAAAGGCTTTTAAATTGCTTTTTTCAGTTTTGAGAGTGCGTCGCCCATTCGATTTTTGGAAATTATAAAGCCTGAAAATTTTGGATATATGATAGAGCATTTAGAAAATGGAAATTTCTTGAACCTGATACACTTCACCACCAAACTTTCTAAAGACTAGATTATCAAAACAATCAGACAAGTGTGTTGCATACCTCTGGTCTATGTTCTGTTTCTCACTAGACTTGTCCTTCTTGAACTCTCCAGTAATAGGTGAGTTCTCAATAGAGATAATCAAATACTTACAAGTGTTGGCATTGATGATAATCTTAGGTAGGTGTGTTGCCTTGCCTGCAAGAAGGTTATTGATAAAGAAGTGTTTTGTTTTATGGTCTGGGTCTAAGCCTGTAACATGGTTGGTACAAGCCCAACCGTATTTAGCAAAGCCTTGTATAATCTGTTCATAGAATGTAAGCTCACTGTTTGCCTGTCTGTTGTTACCATTCCTATCCCCATAGATATTGATGAGCTTGTACTTGCTATGATGGTTAGGGTATTTCAAACAGAAATCCTCTACCAGTTTATCTATGGTCTGATAGTCTGATAAGTATAGCTCATCTATAATCCTGTACTCACTGCCATTCTCTTGAGCAATAATCATAGAGTTAAAGTTGGCGTTGAAGTCAAACGAAACATCAATAGGCTTATTAGGGCTATAATCCCTATGCCCTTGTACTAATATACCAGCATCTGTATAATTGTATCCGTAGGTATTAAAATCTGTGTGGATATTTTCATTGAATGAGGGATAAAAGGTATTAGGCAGTTTCTTGAGCCTTTTATTATCTATCTCTACAGCATACTCTAAAGGGCTTAGGATTTTCTTCTGTTGCTCAAACCATTTAGCACCCAATACCTCTATGTTGTCTATACTTTTTGCCTCCAAATAAAAATACTCATCAGGATTCTCTTTTGCCAGCTCCTCAGTCTCAAACACCCAAAAGCCAGACTGTAACCAGGGCATAGAAGTAAAATCACAGATAGAGTGATGAACAGGATATTTGGCAAAGTTTCTATACAAATTGCCTCTAATCATGGGTACAAGGATTTTATTAAAATCATCCTGCTTGACAAGAGCTGATTCATCTACCTGCAAATCATCATAAGAGCCACCCCTAAGCGTATCCGCAATATCCAAGCTACCTAATACAGTAGCATATCCATTGATAAAAGAAATAACATTGGTGTATTTTCTGGGCTGTCTGTAGGGCAATTCAAAATGTCGTGGAGGCTTTCTACCAATTACATAATGCCCTATTCCTGTTTCAGGATCATATTCTTTCAAACCACAACTATTCCAAGCATCAATACATTCAGGAATAACATTATTAAGAATTTGTCCATAGGTAAGCCCTGCTATCAGTCCTACACCTTTAGGCATGTAGTTAAAACATTGAAATTTGGTAAATCCTAAAGCTTTTGTTTTTCCTGTAGCTCTGCCAGCTACAAATGTTTTTCTTCTTTGACGAGCCTCTAAAAACCTTCTTTGTTTTCTATTTAAGTACACTTTCATGCTCCAAAATGTTAGTAGGTACTATTTCATGCTCTATATCTTCTGTTTTGCCCTTGAGAATGCTAATATCATCACTAAATATAATTTCTCTTGGTGTCATCCACATTTTAGAATCAATGTTGATTTCTGTAGAATCGTATAAGCCATAGAGTTTAGCATACTTATCAAAGCAGCTCTGGGCAGTAATGAAATCTCCTTCTTGTTCTGCTTTCTTACCCAATCTAAGCAAGTTCTCAGCAACAATGTACCTTCTGCCTTCTTTAGAGGCTTGACTCACATCCCCAAAGAGTTGTATAGTATCAGAAAGTAATTGATAAGCCTGCCTTTGGCTCAAATCAAATTTCTTTTGAATTACTGGAATGATTTTAGAGCTTGCATAGCCCTCACAAAGAAGAGAATTGGTAAAATTCATCCTTTCAAGCATTTGAAGGGATTTTTCACTTAAACCTTTGCCTTTGATTAGATAAGCCCTGTATTTATCTAATCTATCACCTTTTTTCTCAAACATCGAGTTTTTTTAGGCAAAATGAGAAAATTTAACACTCATTTTTAGGACAGAAATGGCTGTTTGGTTATATTGGAATACTAAACACTAAACTATTAATTAATATAAATATGGAAATAGTAGAATTAAAAAAACTAATAGAAAGTCCTATAAACAATTTATTAAAAAACATAGGGACTGAATTTAAACAGTTAGCAAAAAATAGACTATTGGAGTACCAAACCAATGAGTATAAAAGAAATCTCTTTGCTAAAACTTTCATACATAGATCAGAACCAATAAAATTAGATGAATTTTATGTTCCTCTACATATTGAAAAACATGGTTTTATAGGTAGTGAAAGAAAAAGAATTTCCACTGAAAATATATCAGAGTTATTGAAAAACCTAAATTACATTACTATTATAGGTTCAGCAGGAAGTGGTAAAAGTACTTTAATGAAATATTTTTTTATAGATAGTATCAAGAGAAAATTTAAAATTCCTATAAAAGTTGAACTTAGATATTTAAATGAAAAAGCCTCTTTTGTTAAATATATTTTTGAAGATATATTTTTATTTCATCAACTTGGATTTACTAATGAGATTATAGATAGGATTCTAAGTTCAGGAGACTTTATTTTTCTCTTTGATGGCTATGATGAAATTAACTATAGTAAAAAGGAATCTATAACTAATGAAATTGATCAATTTGTAAATAAATATGCATCTAATAAATATGTAATAACATCAAGACCATACACAAATCTTGATACTCTACCTCTATTCCATAATTACTCAATCTGTGATCTTGAAAATGATGAAATATCTATATTTATACAAAAGCAAATTCCATCACAAGAAAAAGAGTTGATTGAAAAAATCGAGAAAGAAGCGTTAAACTTAAAAGATTCTTCATATAGAAATTTTCTTAAAAATCCATTACTATTATCAATGTTCATATTAACATATCAGTCATATTCAGCAATACCTCAAAAAAGCTGTGACTTTTATAAACAACTTTTTGATACATTGTATTCTACTCATGATAGCTTATCAAAACTATCTTTTCAAAGAGAAAAACAATCAAAACTATCAAAAGAACAATTTGAAGATATTTTAAGGTTATTTTCATTTATATCTTATTTTGAAGAGAAATTCTACTTTCAAACTGATTATATAGAAAGTAAATTAAATGTTATCAAAGAAAACAGAAAAATTGTATTTGACAATCAAAAACTAATTGAAGATCTAAAAATAGCCATAGGAATATTAAATAAGGAAGGTACAGACTATACTTTTCCACATAGATCTTTGCAGGAATATTTTGCAGCTAATTATATAAAGAACTTGTCAGAAGTAAACAAAAAAGATGTTTTAACGAAAATAAAATTAAATATAGAAAAGAGCATTACATATATGATTGATAATGCAAATTTCATAGTTCTTCTAAAAGAACTAGATTATATATCTATAAGCAAATATATTCTTATACCAAGACTAATAAAATGTATAGAAAATTTAAAGAAAATAGATAGAGAAGATTTTCAAAAACAATATGAAGTTCTGTGTCAAATAGATTTAAGCTCATTATTAGTGCCTAATGAATTTATGAATATTTCTTTATTTTCTTTTGAAGAGATGCAATATATAAGAACAGCAATGAGGAGAACTTATTTAGGATTATTAGAATTTGATAATTATGAGTATAGAATGTCTATCCAAGATATTCAGCAAATCTCTTCCATCATAATAAACAATGGAGAAAAATGGATAGATGAAGTCAATCAACTTGTTTTAGATAAAGAAAAAGGTGATTTTGATATTATAAACTTAGTATAACTTTACCCTAAGAGTTTAAACTCTTAGGGTAAAGTTTTAAAACGGACACTCTAACTCAGCCTCATACTTCTCTGAGATAAGTTTGAGTAAATCACCTGCGAAATAAAAGTTAAGTGGAAAGCCTACCATTTCTTTGAATTTATTTGATAACTCATTGCATCTGATATATCTTTCGTAGCTCTCGGCTCCATGTGGGTGTAGTAAAATAAAATCTACAATGTCCTCTTCAGTAATTAAAATCTCAAAATTCTCTGTAAAGGCATGAGCTTGAGAATCTATTGGAAACCCCTCTTTAGAAATGTAATTGCGTTTAATTTCTTTAGATAATTGGTTTTTATCACACCATCTCTCAAAGCTTTCCTGAGTAGTTTTTGAGATATTTTGAGCAATGATACCAAAAGTACTATAATCATTGTATAAAGCATTTTTAGCATTGATAAAGGCATTGGCTATGGTAAGAGGGCAAGAGCATTGATTTAGATAGAATAGGTGTAATTTACCCTCATCTAAAATATCCTCTATTCTTTCAGGTTCTTGAAAACCTGAGAATTTATTACGAAAACCATAGTAATTGTGTACTGCATTAATTTTTCTTTGGAGAGCCACCTTCTTAGCCGTCTCAGAAGCTGAAAGCATGTAAGCCTCTTGATTCTCGAATCTGTCTGATTTTTTTCTTTTGTTTTCCATGATTTTAAGGGGTTAAAAGTGTAATTGATAATGCAAGCGTCTGCACCATTGGCTAAAAGCCAAAACATTTGCACATTTTTTTTTGAGTTTTTTTTGATTATTTTTGTGTAACCGCATATAAGGCGGTTAAAAGTGTAAAAAAGCCCCTATACATTAGCGTAGGGGCTTTTTGTTTTAATCAAACAAAGTCTTTTGTTCATCATCTTGGGTGGTGGGTGTGGGAGGAGGGTTCCTATACAACACATCCTTACACAACTCAAGATATTCTTGTTCACCTGCTACATCACCTACATTCTCCAGCTTTGCACCATGTTCAAAGAAATGTTCAAAGCCTCTTCCATGCCTTTTACCTGTAGTGGTATGTTTGTCAAAGGCATAATCTGGAATCGGTTTGCGTTCTACATGGTGTGTTCTGAAATGATAGATTTGGAAATGATCTATCAAACGGCTTTTCTTAGCCCTACAGAGTATCACAATAGCATGAGCTAAGAATAATCGGTGTGAAGTTTTACCACCTGTTTTATCGTTCTTTTTTTGCTGTTGGTACATCTCGTAAAGAGCATAGATATTAGAAGGTAGGTTAGGCTCTGCCAATCCTATATCTTCACTGGAGATGATTTTAAGCCTTTTCCAAACATACTCATCATAGTTTGAGATATACAACTCAACAGCCCAGTACATTGCATCATCTTCTTTTCCCCTCCTGATGCTCTTTTGGAGGGCAGAGCTGACCTCAAAAAAGTCATAGCCCTGCTCTGTAATTAATTGCCTCATTTTGTAAATAAATCGGTTTGTTGATTTTGATTGAATAAAGGTGTATCCGTAAAGCCTTTTTGGTTTGAACGCTTTACTTTTAAGTTGATACCTTCCTCAAGGCTGTTATGAACCTCAAGGATAAGTTTTTGCTCTTCTAAAGTTTTAAGAGCTTTAAGAGCTTTTTTTCTTTCTTTGCTCATACGAATAGTTTGGTTTGGTTTAAGGTTTGTAATTCTTTGCGAGCTGATAGCCATGCGAGCTGGAGGCATTGTTTAAAATAGTCCTGAAGCTCAAAAGAACTCTCATAGTAATTCTTATCCGTAAAGTTCTTTTTGATGTACTCAGCTACTCCATTCTTGTAAGTTTTCCAAGCTCTTTTCATCACCCTTTTGGCTACATGGGTGAAATTGATTTGTTTGAGGCTTAAAGCCTTCTTGGTTTCCTGAATTCGGCAAGCAAAAAGCTTATAGAGCTTTTTATTCTTGTGAATTTGTGAATTTAATGCTACCATAATTTTAAGGGGTTAAAAGTGTAATTGATAATGCAATCGTCTGCTTGTTTATCAAGAAGCCAAAACATTTGCACAATTATTTTTGAGGTTTTTTTTGCAAAAAAATAGCCCTTCAGTGAGGGCTATTTTGAGGCTTTTAGAACAACTTTAATTGTTCTGAGGTATTTGGTTTAGTTTCGGAGTGTTGAACTTTTATAGGTACTTTTTTGGCTTGAGTAGAAGGCTTTTCTTGGTATTGAGAGGCTTGTACGGAAAACCCTATACTTTGTTCTGGAGGAACAGGCAATATCCCTACACCAAGCATATTGATACGCCAAACCTTCTTATACTCCACCTTCAGCGAATCTCCCCAGCAAACCTCTCCCTGAAGTCCATTGATAAAAAAGTTGAGGGTGCATAACTTGGCAAGCGTTAAACTTATATCATTTGCGAAAAAATAGTTTTTTGGTGCTAACTCAGCATAGGCTAAAAGCAAACGACCCGAGCCACAGCACGGGTCATTAATTGTTTTTTCTTCTGGAGGGCTTTCAAGGTCTACAATCATCATACCTGCCATAGCCCTGCAAACCTCCATAGGCGTAAAAAACTGCCCTAGTCGTTCATTGGAGAAATGTTCTTCATAATATTCTCCAAGCGGGTCCGAGTAGGGGTGTTTATCTATCTGAAGGGATAAATGCCCCAAAGCTTCACCAAACAATCTTAGCTCTTCTTTCTTATAGCCTTTGATGGTTTGCTGGTATAAAGCCTCATTTTCTTCATCTTTGAAATGAAGGTTTGTAACAAGGTTGGTTCGATGATAACAGCAAATGGCACAGGTTATAAAATCTTCAAATACTCTGTGTCTGTCTTGGGTTCTTGAGAGCTTATCGAATATGTCGAATAACTCTTTTTTGTGCTTGTATGCAATGGATTGCTTCATTGATGTAAGGGTTAAAAGTGTAATGCAATCGTCTGCACCAAAAACTAGAACCCAAAACATTTGTACAATTATTTTTTTATATATTGCATATAATAAAATCTATATATAAAATGAGTTTTGTAGAAAAGATAGTAATAAATGATTGGAAGCAATTTAGTGATATTGAAATAGAATTTCATCCACAATTGACCATATTAACAGGAGCGAATGGTTCTGGTAAAACAACAATATTAAATTTATTAGGAAAGTTAGTATATGGTAACATTCAAGATGAAATAGCTGTACCATCAATTGATAAAGAAACTGGAGGCTTTAAATATATTCCTCGTAGTTTAAAATTAATAGATAATGTTCGAAGCAATATTATAGGATATTTAAAATATCAAGATGGAGAATTTTCAAAAATAAAAATTCCAGATTATGAAGTAGGTGCTGTGTATCATATAGAGTTAGATAACATAAAAAGAATAACAGGAGCATACATTCCATCTCACAGAGTAGTATTTTATTATCAACATATCCCAAATATTTCAACAAGAAAGATTAAAAAATCAGAAGCTCGTTTAACATCATCATCAAGTATAATTAGTAAACTATATCATGATCATTCGAGTAAATCAACAAATTACTTTATAAAAGAAACATTATTGAATTGGGCAATTTCAGGTGCGGGTAATGATTTTATAATATCAGATAAAGAATTAAAAGAATACTTTCTAGAGTTTCAAGATATTTTGAGAATAACATTGCCAAAATCGCTAGGTTTCTCAAAAATAGTTATCAAAAATTATGAAATTATTTTTGAAACAAGCACAGGAGATTTTATGCTTGATGCTGTTTCTGGAGGTATAAGTGCTATTATTGATTTAGTATGGCTCATTTTCACATCTATTGAAAATAAGTCTGAAAATGTATTGGTTATAATAGATGAAGTAGAGAATCATTTACATGCAACTATGCAAAGAGAAATTCTGCCTTCTTTGATAGAAGCGTTTCCAAACGTTCAATTTATAGTATCAACTCATAGCCCGCTTATCATAGGTTCTGTAAAGGATTCAAATGTTTATGCACTTAGATACAATTCTGATAAAAGAATATTTAACGAAAAATTAGATATAGTTAATAAAGCAAGAAGTGCGAATCAAATATTAGATGAGGTTCTTGGTGTATCATTTACTATGCCCGTCTGGGTCGAGAAGTCTTTGGAAGAAATTACTAATAAATATGCAAATAGTGAAATAACCTCTACTATATTTCATCAAATGAGAAATGATTTGAAAGAGCTTGGTTTAGAAAGTCTAGTTCCTTTAACAATGGAAAAAATTATTACAAAAATCAATGATCAGAATAAATAAAAGCTTAGAACCTAATATACTTCAAACTAATAAAGTAGCGTGGACAACGGAATTATTAGATTATATTAGTAATGGAAAAAAAATTCCCAAGGGTGTTTACAATCGGTATAATCATTCTGAAGTAAAGGTACAACTGAAAATGGAGTGTTTTAATAAATGTATGTATTGTGAAAGTGTAGTGGCACATGTTTCACATGAGCATATAGAGCATATTCGACCAAAAGCAAAAGATAAATTTCCAAGCCTAACATATGAATGGAATAATTTAGGATTAAGTTGTCCAGTTTGTAACATGAATAAAGGAGATGAGTATGACATCAATCTTCCTTTTATAAATCCATACATCGAAAGCCCAGAAGATTTTATAATAGCTTTGGGGGCTTATATTTTTCATAAACCATCTAATCCGAAGGGAGATTTGACTATCAGGATTTTAAAATTGAATAGACCAGATCTTTTGGAAAGACGCTTAGAAAGAATAAAAGTAATACACAACCTTATAGATAGATATGTATCACAAACAAATCCTATACTAAAACAAGCAATAAAAGATGAATTAGATATAGAGGTCTCACAGTATAAAGAATACTATTTGTGTGTAAAATCTTTGTATAATTCTATGGTTGATGATAATCAAGCTTAAAAAGGCAAATTCAAAGTAGTCATATAAGGATGTTTTCTTTTGGCGAGGTTTGTGTCGTTTTTCAAACGAATAGCCTCGCCAAAGTATTCTTTGAGTATTTCATACTTCTCTTTTTCAGCTTCAATATTTCGAAACTCACTAAGCCCACCAGGGTTTACAAAAGTGTCCTTAAAAGTAAAACAATAACGCATATCCTTCCAAATCTTTCTATGATAGTAGGCATTCAATAGGCTAATCCAGAAATCCCCTCCAAGCTTCATATCTGTATTCCAAAAGAGTTTTGAACCACTGAGCAAGCCAGTAGCTCCGCCCATCACAAAGCCACTTAGCACAAAAGGCCTATGTCCTGAGTAAGCTTCAGGCATAGGGCTATGATTAAAACCATACAAATAAGCTCCCACCTTGCGAGCTGTCCAAGCAGTTACTTCTATAATTTCACGAACAATGGTAGGGCTATCAATAGGTGCTTTTTCTCCTTTCTCTACATAAAGCTTTCTAAAGTCTTTTACATCATCATCAATAAAGAACGGATTGGTAAAGTTGCGTCTAATCCATTCTAATTTTGGAGGCAAGCCTTTGATGTCTTCTGGGTGGGCGACTACTTCAATACCAGGATTAAATTTTTTGTACTGGTCTGCCTGACTCTCAGGAACACACAAAATACAACCTTCTACTATCTTGGTAGTAGAAACCTTATCAGCTCGTTTGTGTGAAGGAATTATGATTTCAATTTGTTCCATTCTAATATAAATTTTTTAGCAGTGAGTACATAAGGAATAGCTACATTATTATTCTTAAAGCTCTTTTCAGCTTCCAAGCCCAATACATGCTTAATGAAGTTTTCATCTAACTCATTATCACAAATAATAGTAAAAGATGTATGCTTCTCTGTGAACTTGGGTAATATCTCATATACAGGCTTCGGCTTTTCCTCTTCACCTGATTTTAATAAATCATTATATTCAGATAAGTCTAAATCCAAGCCCAAAGAGGCTAAATCAATATCTGAAAAGCTTTCTCTCAAAATCTCTTCTACCCAGTCCCCATCAATTGAATTAGAGGCAATGTTATACTCCTTCAGCTCCGTTTCTGTGAGCTGACGATTAGGTACCCTCACATCTATTAGCTCTTCACCTCTACCCAAAAACTTCATAGCCTTGCATCTCTGATGCCCAGCTATGAGGGTGCCGTCTAAATTGATAGCAGGTATTTCCACCAACCCAAATTTATGTAAGCTATCCTGAAGCATTTTCATTTTTTCAGGAGACATCTTACGAGGGTTTTTCTCATAAGGCAATAAATCATTGACCTTACGCTTTTCTGTACTCCAAACTAACTGCATAATAAATTATCTACGATTAAAAGTTCTTTTTCTAAGGATTGTAGTTTACTGGTGTATTTAGACATTTTTTCCTCATTGTTCCGATTAGCTGTAACATTACTTTTTGCTTTAGAAACCTGTGAACGAAGTAGTTTTTGTTTTTTAAGAAGCTCGTCCTTGGATAAACTTTTATAAACAACTTCCTGAGTAGGTTTCTCAACTTTTATAGGCATTTTACCAGTTTTCTGAAATTGTTTTTTTACTTCTGCAAGCTCATTATATTGATTCTTGCAATCTAAAATCTCTGAAACAAGAGTTTTAGCCTCTTGGCTGTGTGGGTCCGTTTGAGCAAGCAGAGAAAGAGCATTGGAAAGCTTGGCTCCCTGATTATAAAAGTGTTGTTGCTGTCTTGAGATTTCTTCCAGTCCTTCAGCTTTCTTCTGCAATGTGATAGGTTCATAATCAACTTTAGCAGGATTATGAACAACCACTTTTACTTCTTCAGTAATAGTTTTCTCACCCGCCTTCTCCAGTAATACTTTTAACTCAAAAACAATGGTAGGCAAAAGGCTCTCATTCTTCCTTTTATCAATGAGCCTTTTGATATTCAAATTCTTTCCATACTTCTTGTACAGCTCACAAGCTGTTTGGTAGTCTTTGGGACTCTGCAGGAATTTTTTTATTTCGTCCATAAAGTATTCAGCTAAAAAATAGCCTGAGAATACAGGCTATTTTTACTACACACCACTAAAACTACTTTTTAGTTTTATCTTCTTTCGGCTCTTCTTTCTGAGCCTCTATTTTTTTCGTTTCTTTTGTATCCTCTACCTTTTCTACATAGATAGAACCATCATCATAGAGTTTTTCCAAAATATCTTGTTTTGGATTCTCTACATCTACTTTACCATATTTGGTAAGCAATACCTTTGCTTCTGTATCTTTTATTTTGAAAGCCATGATTTTTATAATTAATAATGATTAAACAGTACTAGGCTGCCAAAGGAATAACACCTTCGTAAATCTTATAGCCTTTGCCTGATAGAGCTTTTAACTTACAAGCAATGTTATCAGGGTCAGCACCTTTCAAACCACCATCAGCCTTAATTTCACTAAAGTAAGCAGGTAAGTCAAGGCTACCAACTATGACAGTTTGCCCATTACGCTTCTTTACAATAGCTATCAGTTCAGTATTAGCATTGAAAAAGGTTTGCTCCAATGCATCTTTGGTAGCAGTTGGAAATATGAAATCTATCATATCCTCAAAACTAAGTGAACCTTCAGCACCTACAGAAGAACTATACACCTTACCTGTATCTTTCTGAAAATTCCACTCAGTAAAAGTCTTTCCAGCTTTCATCACAATGTCATCAGTGATTACTTTCTGGTTGGCAGGAGCAGGAGCGGGAATGCTCTCCACATCCTCCGCTTTTGCTACCCAAAACTTGGCAACCAAGCCACCTATTTTGTCAGCACAATTATTAGCTTCAGCAGCTAATTTTTTTAATAATACACACATAAAACTTATAGGAAATAAAGTTTAAAACTAAACTATCAAATGTTACTGTTTGCCAGCTTTAAGAGCCTCAAGCTCTGCTTCAAGCTTTGCATACTTCTCTTTCAAAGCTTCATTTTCTTCAGAAAGGATTTGGCTTTCTGTAAGCTCATTAATCAAGGTTTCTTCTGTAATCTCCTCAACCAAACCACTTTTGTTTTCTACCAAATACTTGAGAACATCAGACCTCTTCAAAGCCTCTTTTACCTCAATGGGTGCAGGTGTTTCCGCCTCACCACCATACAAAAAAGAAGTTAAACCAGGTGTAAAGGCATACCATTTTTTATCAATCTGAAAGCAGGAGCGTGAAGAATTCTTCACAAGCTCCTTCATATCTTTTTTACTACTCACTTTATTAAAAGTTAAAAGTTGAAAACTAAAAGGAAATATTAGACTTGGTCATTAATCCAGATAGCATCTGTATCAGCTATCTGAAAACAAATCTTAAACTCAATCATCACATCGAGCAATCTGTGTGCTGGTAAAACAGTGATTTTGTTGATGTCAGCAAGCAAATCCGTACCAGCAAATAAGTTACCTTCAGGAGTAAGAATGGTTCTGTTAGATGAACCTATCCAGCTTGCTCTTTCAAGGGTACATTTGCCATTAGAAGCCTCTAAAATGCTTTGCTCAAATTGCTTCACATAACTTGTGCCGCCTCTTTCAGTAGCATAGCTCTCATCGTAGTTTTCGATGTTGGTATAAGAAGCCAAGAGCTTCATAGGAACACCCTTCCAAGCTGTAGGCAAAGCCTTCCACATCTGTTTGAACTTCGTTAAAGCATTAGAGGACGTAATAGCCCCAGTAGCCACTACATTTGTTAAATCCCCTGCTGTAATGGCATCAGCAATAATCTTCCCAAAACCATTGCATACATCGACAGGACCAGTCCCAGCAGCATTATACACACCACTATAAGTTGTGATGTCGTTTAATTCCTGCTTGATTTTTCTAACAAGTTCTGCCATAAAGAATTTTTCTAAAGGCAAATCTCTAGGATCGAAACCAGGTTTAGAGATTAATATCAACCACCTGTCTTGCACCTCTCCTGGATCAATCTGAATATCCACTTTAGCAGGCTTAGGACTCAAAATCCTCTCACTAGGTTGGAAAAGATTATTCTTAGGTTCAAAAGCAACTCTATAGGGCTGCACTACTGTGCCGTTTAATTTTAATTTATGTAAAGGCTTATCCTCTTTCAAGTTCTGATATAAGCTAATTTGCCCCTTTTCAATACCATCTAAGCTATTGAGGGTCATAGCTATAATTTTACTTGAATTACTCTCTACATATTTGGTGACTTTGGATAAATCAAATGCTTGTGCCATTTCTAAAATAAATTATAAGTTGGAAATAAAGTTTATACGAAGCTCTACAGAATGCCCAATGCCTTCAGTTTTGCAAGTTCTTCATTGGCTGCCTTTGCCGTTTTTACATATTCAGAATTGCCATAAGTGAACTCTTCAGTCTTAGCCTCCTCATTGAGTTTATCTTTCTCAGCATCTACCTGCGTAAAAGCTTCAGAAGCCTGACCACCCAGTTTTACATACTTCGCTTCTAAATCAGCATACTTGGCATCTGAATCAGCTTTGAATTTGTCATATTCTGCTTTAGAATCTGCTAATTGCTTTTCTAATGAAGCTTTTTCAGTAGTTAATGACGCGTTTGCATCATTGAGCCTTTGAAGTTCAGCTTCTACCTTAGCTGCTTGAGCTTTTGCCTCATCTTCCTCATTCTCCTCTTCCTCTTTCTTTTTACCTACAATACCTGTCAGAAAAGGAAATAAAGCCATTTGCATTCCATTATTAGAAGAGCTTTGAGACTTTGCCTCAATTTGGGTTTCTTCAGCTAAAGAAACTGCTTTGTTTACAGCATCCTGAAGTGTGCCTATCGCATCAATCAAACCATACTCCAAAGCCATTGTACCATTGAAAGCCTTACCAGTAAAAATCTTATCATCCGATTTGAGCCTATCACCTCTCCCATTCTTCACCTGACTAATAAAATGATCATTGATGTGGTTTAACTCCTGCTTATACATTTTCTGAGCCTCTTCAGATAATGGCTCATAAGGATTGCCAAGCGTTTTTTCAGTAGATTTATCAGCAGCTATCAAAGTCACCTTCAGACCTTTTTCATCTAAGGCTTTTGAAGTATCCACATGCGTAATAAATGTACCTATACTACCAATCCAAGCAGAAACACCACTATTAGAAATAATATAGGATGCCTGAGAAGATGCCCAATAAGCTGCTGAAGCTGATAATCCATCTACAAAAGTTACTACAGGCTTTTTAGAGTTCTTGACAGCATTGGCAAAGTCTTCCGTTCCGTCCACTGTCCCACCAGGAGAATCAACATCCAAGACAATCGCATCCACATTCGGGTCATTGTTTGCACTATTGAGCCAAGAAACATAATCTTTTGTCCCATAAGAACACCAATCACCACGTTTTGAGATAGGACCGTGGATAGGCAAAACAGCTACAAATCTTTGATTTGTGTTTTTCTGAGAGCCTTTATAAGATGAGCTCACAAAATAAGTCATGATTGGGCGACCTTGCTCATCAGCATTCAAAATGCCTTTATGATGCTTTCTTTCAGAAAAATTGGCTACTGGCAGGTTTTCAAGAGGAGCATTCGTTTTGATTTTTTCTAAGACTACAGGAGCCACACGCTGAAAGTAGTGAAAATCCATAGCCCAAAAAACCGCTCCAAGTACGCTAAACATAAGAATTAATTTTTTCATTGTGATACATGATTTTGTAAAATAAAGAAGTAGCCCAAAACTATATTTTTAGGCTACTTTTCTTTAGGACAAAAACGGCTAACTTTTTTTATAAGATTACTTCCTTCATTACTCTCTGAACAGTCTTAAAGGCTGCTTGAGCTGATTTATCTTGATAAGTTTGTGAAAACAATAATTTAGCATCATCCTTATTAGTAAAGAATAAATTTTCTACCAAAACAGCTGGGCAACTGGTACCATAGATAATGGTAAAGTTTTCTTCATTATCTACATCACCATCACTCATTTCAGCTCTGTAAGAAATCATATTTCCACATATCTTTTTTTGTTCTTCAAACCAAATAGAAGCTATTTTATCACTTGTAGTAACACCTCTTGTTGTCCAAACTGAAAAACCTCTTGGATTTTCTCCAAGTCCTTGAGGGCTATTTCCAAAAGCATTAGAATGGAATGAAAGTAAAATACATTTAAAGCCTTCTTTAGCTTTTTTCTGATGTATTCTATTTGCTCTATTACAAAGCTCTAAAAGAGGTGTATCATTATATTCATGATATATCCTTTCATAGTCTATACCTGCCTCATCCAAAAGTTTACACAACTTGTTAGCAATGGCACGATTTACATCACCTTCTCTAATCTCAAAATCCAGCTTTCCATCAGGATTGATAAATTGAAAGTATTTTCCCCAGTCTTTGCGGGTCATGTACTCTCCTGTGATAGGGTGGGTTGCTCCATGCCCAGCATCAACGATTACGCAAATTTTCATAAGTTTTATATTTAAGTTGAAAAATCAAGGTTTTTAGGAGGCATTAAACTTGAAATATCAGCCCAAGTTTGCCAGAAATCTACATTGAGCATATTAGGCTCAGAGGGCTTTTTTATATACCATAAATCTTGTTCATGTGCTTTTATAATAGTATCCCAAGAAATTGTACCTGAATCATCAGGAAAGCCATAATTTGTATTGATTGTATCAAGAGCTGTTTGAACAGACTCTAAAGTTTGAAATACAAGCCACATATTACAATGAATGATAAGAAGTGAGATAATTCATCAGAGCTATTCGCTCAGAATTTGTAAGTGTTTGGCTAAAGAAAAGAATATCTTTCACCACTCCATTTAGAGAAGCCACCCCACCAACGCCACCAGTACCACCAACATAAAGAACATGGTCGCTGTAAGAACCTGTATGCTCCCCAGACATAGCTTTGAAAGTTGGTAAAGATGCAAAGTTTGTGCTGGGGACATTATTCATTCGCATATTACTAGGTACGTTAAATATATTTGAGGAACCTAAATTTCCAAAAAACACACTGTCATAAGCTCCTACAGAAGGACGAAGCATGTAGAAACTTCTGTAATCTGTAAAATTAGGAGTATCAAAACAGTTTGCCACAATCCAACCTTCAGCAGGAACAAAACCCAAGTCATCACAATGTAAAAAATCATCTATTGCATCAAAAAGCCAACCATCATTTGTTTTTTGTGGTTGCTTTGTCCCCAAACTTTGAGCTAATATTTTTTCAGAAATAGGGCATTTGTAAGAAGTAACATAAGTATTACCACCATCAACCCTTATGCTAGTGCCTGCAATGTTTTTATGCAAAGCTCTAAAATTATTATATCCTCTAAGTTCTTCAGGCAAATCAAAGTAGATATCCTTTTTTTTACCCATCATACTAGAAAAAAAACCCCTCATGATACTACAGGCTTTTTATAAACTGCTGCATTGACATACCAACCTTCCTGATAAATCATGGATATAATTACTTTATCAGTAGTATTATTAGGCAATTGCATGGTAAATTCGTTACTCCCTACAGCTGTAATACGCAATTCAAAGCCATCGGATACCTCAAAACCAATAGAAGTATGCAAACTTTGTAGTTTTAAAGTATGACCATTGCATGCAAACACACATATCTGTATGTAAGCACCATGAGGAGGCAGAGCATTAGGTAAAACTATGTTCGTATTTCCTTCTACATTTTCAAACCAAGCATAGTAGGTTTTCAAATATGGATTAGGAAAATTTTGAGTACCAGATACATCAGCGTAAGCATTGGCTACACTAATAGGCTCTTTATTTACAGTAAGGTTAGTAATAGAGGTTTGTAAGCCATCCGTAACATCTTTATGAGCCTTAGAGTCCCATAAATCCTGAAGCTGTTGCCCAATTCTTATGGCTGTATTTGCCTCATCGTTGGTTTCATTTTTTACAGCTGCTGCCTGAGCCACTCCAGAGGCATCACTAATTCTTCCCATATTTTTTAATTGAAAGTACTGTTGAAAGTTTTATCAAAAATGCGTGTAATAGATGCCAAGAAATTAGCATCAACATGAGGACAAGGCACAAGCGTTTCACAAGTAAACTCAAAATCAGTTTCGGAAGGATCTGTAAGCTTCTTTTTACTATCATAGTCTGTGCTAAAAGAAAGTGGGTTTTCAAGATTTCCAATCAGCTTTGAAGCTCCATTAGTATCTTTATAGACTGCTAAAAACCAATGCTCTGAATACTTTTCAATCCAGTTTCTCAGCTCAAGACTATGACCTCTCATAGTAAAAGTCAATCGCTGTCTGTAGATAGTGCCGTTAGGTCCTCGTTTGTCATTTTGCCTGTGTTGTGCTGTTCTTGTAAAAAAGGCTACATTAAACTTGTTTTTCTTATTATCTAACTCAATATCACTAATCACACCAGCCAAAGGCTTACCCAATGAAATGACATTCTGTAAAGAGATAAGTTGAATTTTAATGATGCCTCCCAAATTAGCACACTTGTTCTTTTCATCAATCCCTGCCATTTCCTAAATATCCACTAATGAAAATTTGCTTGCCTGCTGAGGTAAAAGCATTAAACTCAAAATACCCATCATCAGAGATGTAACCAATATCCTGAGAGTCGAACTTCTGGCTTGTATCAGGACGCTCCAACCAAATCTTAGTACTGTAGAAATTGCCTTTTTCATCCTCAAAAGAAGCTACATGATAGTATCCAAAGATTTTTGTTTTTGGATCAAACTCAAGACGAATTTTTCTACTGCCCTGGGAAGCTTCAACTCTTACAAGTTTCTCAGTCTTGATAATTTGAGCATCAGTTTTCATAACGCTCTGATGCCTGAAGGACTGTGCCTCTATTTGCATGGTGCTTGCTTGTGGAGCAGGTTCTACAGAGTAATTGTTTTTACTACACTGAGTAAAAAGCAATAGGATGGGTAAAAACAATAAAAAAGGCATAAAAAAAACGGATATTTGTGAAGCTTCAAATATCCGTTTTACCTCTAAGATGCTTTAGGACAAATCCAAGCATGATTTTTTTAAACTTTTTTCTCTCCTCCAGATTCGTGCCGCACTATCCAAGCTCCAATAGTCTTCAGGAATGTCATAAACCTTAAAAAAATTGCGGATAGCCTCTGAATCACTAACCCCTAAGCTTATTTGAGCCTTTACAAAAGTATAGAATAGCTCATAGATATGCTTCTGATAAATAGTATTGAAATGCCTTACTTTATAACTCTTATAGACTCTCTCAATAGCTCTAGGAACAGATATACTAATCTCCGTATCATACTTTGTTTTCGGTAGAACATTGTATTTATAATTTTGAATAGAGACACAAGACAATACAATCCTCCCAAGATGCTCATGTAAATGAATCTTTACAGGTTCGTTATACTCAAGTAAAATGAAATGTTTTACAAGATTTGTGACTGGTATTTTAATCAGCTTTTTCTTCATTTACTATAGTAGTTTCTAAGTTGAAATTAATCTTTGAAACAGCTTCAAAAAACTTATCAAGTAGGTTGTCTGGTAAGTCGTCCAGATGATCAGCGTAAGCCATTAAATTATATTTCAATTTTCCAAAGTTTGAAAGGTAACCTACAATATGTTCTTTGAACATTTTTTCTACAAGTTTCTTTTGCCCAGCGTTTAGTAAAAAATAGCCTTTTACATTTTTCTCCAAGAAACTGTTATCAATAAAAGTTTTCTTTTTCATCACAGGCTCAATCTCAAGTATCTTTTGAATACAAGCTTCAATGAGTACACTGAGTTGCTGATAATTTTTTCTTGTATCCTCATTCAAATCATCAGATAGATAAGATAAAGCTAAATTCTTTGCTTTTTGGCTAAGGTTTTCGTTCTGGGTGGTATATCGCTTATGATTTTTCATTTTGCATAAAGGTTTTATGGAGACTATCATTTTGACTAAAATAAGCTTTCAAAAGCTTCATAAATTCATCTTGTGTTGCAGTTAAAGAGAAATAAGAAAAGTTGAATTGGATATCCTCTGGTTCAATGTTTCTCTTCGCTAAAGCGTACTCATAAACGCCTTCTCTTTTGTAAATAACCCTCACAAATACTTGTGTAGTGGGTGAAATCATCTTACAGATTTCACTGCCATCATGATTTTTTAGGTAAATCGGATAATTCATAGTTTTAATTTTTTTTTCGCAAGACAGTAATTTTTTGATCCTACATTTCCTACAATCCTACAAAACCCCAAAAATCCTGTTTATTTTCATTTAGAGGCTGTTTTGTTTGTAGGATTCCGTCCTACATTGTAGGATACTTTGTAGGATTTGTAGGAGTTTGTTTTTCCTACATCACCAACTTTCCTACATTGTCCTACAACGTCCTACATATTTTTACACATTTCCTACATACTTTTTTTATATAACTAATTGTTTTTTAATATTTTATATATGCTCTGTAGGATTGTAGGACGTGTAGGACAAAAAATTTAGGTTTTGTGGAATTTTTTTTTGTGTTTTTTCATAAGAATGGAATATAAAAACGGTCTATTTTGTAAACTCTTTTGATTTTTGATTTTCTATACTTTTTAGTTTAAAAAACTAGTTTATTAAAATAGTATAGAATTAAATTAAAAAGACATGAGATTATTAAACTATTTGCGTTTAAAAAAATCATTTTTCCTTTTCTCCCTGTTTCTCAAAAACTCCTGATAGTAGTAAGTTCTCTTCCAAAAGGCATAGGCAGTAATTCCTACCAAAAGCCCTATTATTAAGTAATCAACCATAGGTTTAAATTTAAAAAGGTGCGTTTTTAGGAGAATCCTCATCAAATACATTTTTTTGAATAGGCAGAATAGTTGTAGGTGGTTCATACTTTTCTACTTCTTCAGTATCTTCATGTTTTTCTGGAGGAATGTATGTAAGCCTGATGGGGAGCTTGTCTAAATTAAACTTGTAAGCAGATGAGTTGGCTTTTCCAAACCAAGTTGAAGTGATAAAGCTATCAAAGCCTTTACTTCTTTCTAAGTATCTTGTTAATGATGATTTATCTAATCCTCTTTCTCCAAATTGCCTTACATGACTATCCATGTATAAAGGGAATATTTTAGACATTCTGATGTATAAAATATTATCAACTACCTTGAAATCTTGGTCAAGAACAATTTGATTAGTTTCATAAAGGAATTGAACAATATCCCAGAATTTGCTAATTTTTGAACTACTGCTAATCAATTCAGATTGATAAAGTATTCTATCTACAAAATACTTTTTCGCTTGCTCAAGTGTAAAATGCAACTTGATTTGTGGGTATATTATGTCAAGAGTTGCAAGAAGTACGGCATAATTTTTTATAATCCTATCATCTAAATTCTCACCTTCTTTCTTAGTTTCTTTGAATAGATAATCAATAGAGTTGTTGAATTTTTCAGCAAATTGTTCAACAAACAAAGCTCTATGCTTTAAAATTTCAGTTGTTAGGCTACTAATTCCTTGTATTTGATTTGTAACTAACTTTCCATAAGCTTCTTTCTGTACCTCATTGAAAGTAGCCGTTTCAAATTCTATAAAAATGACTCTTTTAAATAAAGCTTCATTGCCTGTTGGTAGTTCTTCCCCAGAGAGAAGGCAAGCTGAGTAAATAGGAGTTGTTTTGGTTTTATTGTCTTGTGTCATTAGAGCCTTTTCATAACCAACCCCATCATAGATGTTTTTGAGAGATTCTAATTTTTTCAAATCAATACTATTCTTAAACTCATCTAACCAGATCAATGAGTTATAGAATTGCCCAAACTTTCGCATAAATCCTTTTGGTGTACCAGCTCCACCAAGCATAAAAGGCTCTTGAGCATCTCCAAAAAGAAACATTAAAGAAGCTGCCATAGTAGTTTTACCTGTACCAGGAGCACCAAATAAATTGAGTATTGGAAAAAACCTTGTTTGGCTAAAAATTACATCTCTAAAAATTGATGCAACATAGAAACTGATAGCTATAATAGACTTTTCCTGATAAGTTTGGTAAAACAGTTTCGCCCATTCCTGAAAGTCAATGCTTGACTTTTTATAGACAAATTTTCGTTCGTTTTCATACGAAAAATCATCATACTGATTAATCTTTGATAATGCAGGTATGTATATGTTCCTTTCTTTATGCTCTACAATACCATACTCATCTATTTCATGAAATCGCTCACCATCAAATATCCCATTGGCGAAGGCATAAACAGAAGCTTCCTTTTGAAATCCAAGAAAACGGATTTCTTCTGATGTTTTTTCTTCCATAAAAAGTTTACGTTTGATTTTTTTAAGATGTGATTCCTTTCCTTCAAAAAGGAAATTGCCTTCAGACTCCACAGCTTGGCAGAATTTTGATAAAGAAACCATTGTTTCAATACTCATATCTACCATAGCCTTGTGTCCATACATATTTTTAATTTCTACAAGTCTTTTAGGCTCAGTTTTTGACTTGATTAGAAATTTCACTTTCATAGTAAAATTGCTAATAACAACATCTACGCCTTCCTTTTCAGACATGAAATAGCAGTTTTTAAACTCATAAAAACCATAATTCATGTAGTCTTTTACATCTACACCTTCAGGCAATTTTCTTCTAAGCTCTGCCTCAAAACTTGGGTCTGTCCCCTCCTTAAAATCCTCCCTAAAAATGATTTTTTGAGATTTTGATTTCTCTTTAGAAACTCTCCTTTGATTTGGCATTAATGATTTCGCTTCTATCAATTCTTTTTCCTTATCCTTGAAAGAAGGTGTACCAGGTATCAGGCTACCAAGTTCTTTTTCAAGTTTCTTAATCAAAGCTTTACGTTCATCTAGACTCAAATCATCAGTGCTTAAAACCTTATCAGGTTGTTTTTGAGGACTATTTTTATATTTATCAGTTAATTTTTTAAACTCATCCATGATTTGGTTCATTTTTTCGATATTCTTGGAAAATATTAGTCATATCTATTGTACTCTGTATTTCACTTACCCAATTCTTATGAAACTCTTTAGCCCATTCTTTATAAAAAAATATTTCACTCTGCATTTTTGTAATCTCTTCAGTAGTAGATTCGATAAAGAGGACTGTATCAGCAATCAAGTTTTCTATATGTTGTAGCTCTTTTTCTCTCTTATCAACCTCAAAGTTTTTTACATTAGGAGACTTGATATACAGTGATAATCTATCCCTCATACTTTTCATAGTCTTATCTGCTTGAATAAGCATTTTCTTGAGAGCTTCTTGACGTACTAAAAATTCATCCGACATATCTTTTAGAAATTTGCTTTATTCTTATTATTAGGATATATTTTTTTAAATAGCTCATCTATAGAGCCTCCTGATATATGATTTGCTAAAACTTTGAGACGGATTAAATCAGGATTATTGTGAAATTTCTTCAGAGCCTTATACATCCCATCTTTTGTTATTTTACAACTATTACAAAAGTCTTTATACAAAGCTTCCTTCTTTTTAGGAGATAAGGTTTCATTAATTATATCCAAAACAGAAGCCTCATTTACCCTTTTATTAAAAATTTTTTTGTCTTTCAT